CTTCTCCAGTCCATGGCTCTGTGAGTGGCAACGTAAGTTGAGTTAAAGCTCTGTCGACCCTAGGACAGCCTGACATTTCAGGTAAGCCTATCTATCATTGTCGAGGAGAGACTCACCCTAAAAAGTGAGCGTACCCACCGTAAGGTGAGATTAGTTATGCAAGGAATGTTGAGAGAATCATGAGTATAGATCTAGGATCTAATCATACTGTGATAGATACTTTTTTTCAGTCTGCTAATAAACAGGCAAGAATATTGTCAAACTCTTCATGGGTCAATCAACATGTGTATGTTCCTGAGACATGGAGAAATAAATGGCCTGAATTTGCTAAAGATGTGACTAAATATCAAAGAGAAGGTAAGAATAAACATGATGACTGTGCAGACTGTTTGTCAGGGATTGCTGAGACATTATCTAAACCACCAACATACTCATTTGATTAGGGGGTGAATGAATGTTTAATTGGATAAAAAGGGGGGTGAGTAAGCTGAATAGTTTAATAAATAAACCAGAGGATAAGGAATCATCAAATATGACTTATGTTGAATACCTTGTTAGTAGTTTTAGGTCCTCAGAGAAAAGGCGAGACCAGATTACTGGGGTAAACTACTACAAGAATAAGCATGACATATTAAAGCGCAAGAAATATTTGTATCTAAAGGATGGAACAAAGCAGGAATTGCTAAACGTGCCTAATAACAAAAGGATTGATAACCAATATGCCATAGCGGTGGATAAGAAGAAAAACTACATGCTGGGTAAGGTTCCAACAATAAAGTCAGATAATGAGGTTTTAGATGATCTAATAGAACCAATATTTAATCATAGGTTTATGAAGATAGCTAAGAATATACTAAAAGATTCTTTGAATTGTGGTGTAGCATATCTTCACCCGTATGTTGACGAAAACTCAAATCTTAGATTTAAGAGGTTTAAACCTTATGAAATAATTCCAGTGTGGAAAGATGACGAACATGAGGAGTTGAAGTTTTTTATAAGACTTTATACTCAAAGCGAATTTATATCAGGTCGCGAAGTTATAATTGAGTATGCCGACGTATACGATTCTGAGAGAATAATCAGATATAAAGTGAGTGGCAAAAGTCTCATAAGGGTTGACGAAATACCTCACCTGGTCGATTTAGAGGGCAAGGGGTATAGCTGGTCAGGAAAGGTGCCATTGGTAGCATTTAAGTACAATGATGATGAAATTCCTTTAATTCGTAAGGTAAAGTCTCTACAGGATGCAATAAACGAAATATTATCAGACTATAATAACAATATGGAACAGGATGCCAGAAATACCATTTTAGTTATAAAAAACTATGACGGTGCCAACCTTGAAGAATTCAAGGAAAACTTAGCTACTATAGGGGCAGTGAAAGTACAATCTGATGGTGGTGTTGACGCGCTTAGCATTGAGGTTAATTCAGATAACTATAAGACAATCTTGGATATGTTAAAAAAGGCCTTAATAGAGAATGCAAAGTCTTTTGACGCTAAAGATGAAAGATTGGGCGATAACCCTAACCAGATGAATATACAGAGTATGTATTCTGATATAGACCTAGACTCTAATGATATAGAGACAGAATTCAAATCCTCATTTGAACGACTGACTGAGTTTATAAAGATGTATTTAGAAGCAACTACAACGTATGTGGCGAATGATAAGGATAAGATAGACGTAATCTTTAATAAGGACATACTAATCAATGAATCGCAGGTAATAACCGACATAAAAGACTCTGTAGGAATTATATCCAACGAGACACTGATAGAAAATCACCCTTACATAGACGATCCAGCAAAAGAGTTAGAGAGAATCAAAAAGGAAAAGGCTGAAAATAAGCCCTTAGACATTGATGATAAATATGGTCTAGGCGGTGGTGATGTTGATGACGAAGAATAGCAATAACATAGAGTATTGGGAACAGCGAGCCATAGCCCTAGAAAAACTAAAAAATTCCAGGGTTAAACTTACGCAAAAAGACCTTCATAGAATTAATCGTGAAATATCTAGGAAATTGAAGAAGAATATTAACTACTGGGTGGGCAGGTTTGCTAGAGACAATGAATTGACCTATGCAGATGCTATGAAGAAATTATCCCCAGAAGAAATAAAAGAATTTAGAATGGATGTTGACGAGTATATAAGAGAAGCTAGTCAGATTACTGATGAAACACCCGATGAGTGGTTACTTAAAATTGCAAATGCCAGTACTTCTTATCACTTAACCAGGTTAGAATTATTAAAAATCCAACTGATAAATTCAGTTAATGAGCTTATCAGTAAGGAAAGTGGTTTGATATTCAACTTCCTAGAAGATTTATATAAGGATGTTTACTTTAGAAGCACCTTTGATATTGCACAAGGCTTGGGCGCTGAGATTAAATTATTTACGCCTAATGAATACACGATTAAGAATCTAATTAAGACACCATGGACTAGTGATGGTATAGAGTTTTCTGAAAGGCTGTGGGGCCCTCATAGGGAAACTTTGATACAAGAGCTAGACAAAACTATGAAAGAGTCTTTGATTCGTGGAGATAGTGCTATAAAGCACGCAGAAAGACTAGCTGAAACAATGGGTGCTAGGAAGAATCACGCAGAGGCGTTGCTTCATACAGAGTCGGCAAGAATAGCTGAAGAAGCCAGGTATGACAATTACATGGACTTAGGGGTAGAAAAATACATCATAGTAGCTACTTTAGACCACAAAACATCAGATATCTGCAGGCATCTAGATGGAAAAGTATTTTTACTAAAAGATAGAAAGGTTGGACTCAACTACCCACCATTTCATGTTCACTGTAGAACAACTACTGCACCATATGTCCCTGAAGAATACCATATTGGTGAAAGGGCAGCAAGGGATAAGAATGGCAAGACTATATTCGTGCCTAAGGATATGACTTATCCAGAATTTTATAAGAAATATATAGAGGGTGACAAAGAATATAGCGCAGCAGAAAAAGCCTGGAAGAACAGACATAGCGATAAAAAATTACATGAAAAATATCACAAAATTTATGGGGATGATATTCCTAAATCATTTGAAGATTTTCAGAAATTGAAGTATAATAATAGTAAGAAATGGGAGTCTTTGAAAGCTGAAAAGATAGACAGAATAAAAGCCCTTGAGTATAGCCCTAAGCTTAATAAAACGTTAAGTAACTTTGAGGTTAGAAGCTGGTATCACGCACATATGGAAAATATACCAAATTTAATTGATACGACAAAGAGTATTGAAGATCAAGCCAAACAAGCCTTTGATATGAGAAATAGGGTTAAATTTCAGGCTAGAGAAATGATGAATGATGTGAAATCCAGAGCAGAACTTGATGTTAAAAGTCCCATAAATACAAGCTTTAATGAAAAAGTTGAAGAAAAAATTCGAGAGAAGAAGCTTACTAGACAGCAAGCTTATGAGGATATACTAAGAACTTCTAAAAAATCTAATAGAGGTGTTGATAAAAAATTAGGTTTAGAAAGGGACGGTAAAAATTATGAGTAGAGAATATAAATACAGATATAATATATGTGATCAATTTGCAGAAGATTTATTTATAAGGCAATGTGAGGCACTGGAAAAATTTATACCTAACATAAAAAAGGGTCAGTTTTTACATGATGTTGATGATTCTAAAATACAGTATTATCATATCGATGGAAAAGAACTAAGGGTATTTAATGATTTTGACTTCGATGGATTGTATGTAGAGTCAGATATAGAATTGACACAGTTTTTCAAAAAAGCACTTTAACAAGGGTTAGGGTGCTTTTTTAGTGCAGTAAATCTATATAACGGATTTTGGCTAAAATTCGTCGTATAAATATTTATATGACGGAAAAAGGCTAAAATTCGTCGTATAAAATATGAGAGGAGTAATATATGAAATATAGGAAAAAGCCAGTTATAATAGATGCCTTTCAATTTGATGGCGATTTTATGAATAAAGACAGAACATATTACATACCTGACTGGGCTGTAGATATGGTACATAAGGGGTACATAAAATTTAAAAGTACATCAAATATA